ACAAAGTGAATTAGCTCTGCCTCTTCCCATTGACCGTCTACATATTTTTTTGCCATAATTGTATTTGGGTCAACTGAGTCTTCTATAGGAATAGAATTTGCAACAAAATTTGATGAATTAACATAAGCAAAAGCTACCCCATCTTTTAATTGTATCCAATTAGTCATATATATTCTCCTCTTAGTAGTATTCTACTATTTCCCACCGACAAGAACCAGTAGTGGTAAGTGTGGTTGAATTTGTTAAGTGTGCACCATATTCCGCAGAATATAATGATGTTGATCCTCCAGATAAACTTCTTGACCCGCTATATGTTGGCCAGGATCCTCCGCTATTAGATCCATTTCCTTGTGAAGCACAAGATCCTCCATTAGGAGTAAGAGTTCCAGATTCAGAGCTATTAATTGCTACTGTTCCAGCAGAACCAGTTGAAAATGAAATTACAAAAGACTTAGATGTATCTACTGCAGATATTGTTACGTTACCAGCAGATGCAGTTGAACCCCTTTGAATAGATTTAACTCCTTGTAAAGTTTCAGGATATTGTTTAATAGACATTACGAGTATTCCACCACTTCCCATCTACATGCTCCAGTTGTAGTTATTGTAGTTGAATTAACTATATATGCGCCATATTCTGAAACTGTAATTGATGTTCCTCCAGCTCCATTTGATCTTGTTCCAGCATAATTTGGAAAACTTCCACCACCTGAAGATGCATTACCTCCGCCAGTTCCACCAAAATTATAAAATCCAGTGGGGCTTAGTGTTCCTGATTCAGAACCAGAAACTCCTACGCTTCCTGCTGAACCAGTAGAATAAGATCTAATAAAAGATTTAGATGTATTTATAGAAGATATAGTTATATTACCAGCAGATGCTGTTGACCCTCTTTGAATAGATTTAATTGGTGACAATGTTTGTGGGAATATTGTAGATGCCATTAGTTATACTCAACAACCTCCCACCTGCATGCTCCGTCAACAACTAAAGTTGTTGAGTTTGATAAGTATGCACCGTATCTTGCGGAAGTTAATGATGTTCCTCCAGCAGACAAAGATCGTGTTCCAGAATAAGTAGGTGCTGATCCTCCACCTGAAATAAATCCTCCGCCGCCTGGCCCAAATATATTACCTCCAGATGGGCTATATGTTCCAGATGTTGATCCAGTTCCAGCAACTGTTCCTGTAGATCCTGTAGAAAAAGATCTAACAAAAGATTTAGAAGTGTTTACGGAAGAAATTGTTACGTTTCCAGATGATGATGCAGAGCCTCTTTGAAGTGACTTAATTGGCGAAGAGGCAGCTGGATATATTTTAGATCCCATTATGCATACTCCACTACTTCCCAACGACATGCACCTGTTGTTGTAATTGTTGTTGAGTTTGCTATATAGGCACCAAATGATGCTGATGTTAAAGATGTTGATCCACCACTATATGATCTTGTACCTACATAGTTTGGAAAGCTTCCACCAGCTGGGTTAAAGCTTGGAGATGAAACTGAAACGTTTCCTCCAGAAGGAGTTAATGTACCAGATGTTGAGCTGTTTGTTCCAACGCTTCCTGATGATGATGTAGAAAATGAATTTATAAAAGATTTTGCAGTATTAACTTGTGATATTGTTACGTTTCCAGCAGAAGCAGTAGAGCCCCTTTGAACTGACTTTATGATTGAAGAAGTTGCTGGAAATGTACTATATGCCATGTTATGATATTTCGACTCCGCTTAAATGTGCTGTTAGTGCAGAGTTGGCAGATGCCCATCCTATTACTGTTTGAGTTCCAGACCCACCAAGTACCTGCTTAAGGTCAAATGATGCAATGCTGTTTGCTGGAACTGATACTGATGTAGCAAATGCCACCTGTGTTCCAGATGCGTCTGGTAATGTTAAATTAAATGATGCTGCAGAACCAGAAATATTACTTATAATAATATTTGTAAGTACTGTTGTTGTTGAAGCAGGAACGGTATACAAAACAGTTGTGTTTGTAGTATTTAACGTTGTTCTTGCTAGTAGTTTTGATATTGTTGCCATTTTTTCTCCTATTATTTCGAGTTATGGTATATGTTATACCTAGATTACCATGCTTCCATGATATTCATAATATCTGATCCTTCACTTCCTCCTGCTGGCCCTGCTGGCCCTGATGGACCTGATGGGCCTGATGGTCCGAGATCGGAAACTGTTATAGAACCAGCCATTGATGAGTGGAATTGACATGCATAATAAAGTTGTGGTGCATCATAAGGAACTTCAAATATAATTGTTCCGTTATCTGTTCCGCCATTTGTAACGCCAGTGCTGTAAATATTTCCTGAACTATAAGCGCCTGAAACTGTTTGTATCCAAAATGGGTGGCCAGAAGCATTTACGTTAATTATATATCTGTGTCCACGAATAAAAGAAAGAGTTGGATTATTAGATCCATTTATTACATAAGCTCCGCTGCCAGAGTTTGTTACGGTAAGAGTTATTCCTCCAGGTAGTCCAGTTGGACCTGTTGGTCCTGTTGGGCCTATGTCACCTTGTGGACCTGTTGGTCCTGTCGGACCTGCGTCACCTTGTGGACCTGTTGGTCCTGTTGGACCTATGTCACCTTGTGGACCTGTTGGTCCTGTTGGACCAGGAACTGTGCTATCTGCACCTGTTGGTCCTGTCGGACCTGCGTCACCTTGTGGACCTGTTGGTCCTGTCGGACCTGCGTCACCTTGTGGACCTGATGGTCCTGATGGACCTGATGGGCCTGCAACTGTGCTATCTGCACCTGATGGGCCTGTAGGGCCTGTTGGTCCTTTAGGTATCCATATTTCCCATTGTCCATTACTTACATAATCAATTGGATCGCCCAGTTGTCCACTAGCTTTAGCAAGATACAGTTGTCCGTCTGAACCTCTTACTACTGCAATATCTGGTACGTAACCAGATAATGGATTATAATTCCCTAAATAATAAATTCCAAATGCGTCACCAGCTGCTCCCGTTGGACCAATATCGCCTTGTGGCCCTGTTGGTCCTGTTGGACCTATAAGACTACTTGTGTCAATTTGTTCTAATGGAATTTTGCCACTAAGATCTAAAGATGCTACTCCTCCAGCAGTTCCTTTTTCTGTAATAGGAATATATCCAGAATCTATAGTGTCTCCAAGAGTTGAAATTGCAGTGTCCGTATAATCATTTGCATCTGAAATATCTCCCATAGTTGCAATTTGATTTGATGCAACAGAGGCATCATTTAAAAATTCTCCATTGTCTCCAGCGATAACTATTTTTTCAGAGCTTACTAACAAGAGGTCGCTTTCTGTAGATGAATTATTGTGAAGTCCATTTACGGCAACTGAACCCATTGCTGGACCAGACAGAACACCATCTGCTCCAAACTGCCAATAATTTTCCCATTCTTCTTCATGGCTAAATATATGTGGTTCTCCTGCAACAAATGAAGCTGGTGCTCCATTTAGGTTTGCTGTGATAGTCTGTAGACCAGCACTTGGTGAGTCCTGTGTAATTGAATCAACAGTTACTATATCTCCGCCTACATAAAATAATGTATCCCCTATATAAATATTTGCTGTATTACTTGTTACAAAAGAAGTGTTACTTATTGTATTTTGATTTGTATATGTGTTAATAACTGTATTTGGTCTTGTGCTAACACTTACAGTTCTTCCGCCATCTGAGACACGAACATTGTTTCTTTCTCCGCCAAGAAATAGGTCTGCAGTAGAAGCATCTTGTTCCCCACCTGCACGAATATGAATATGGTTAGGTGCAGTTGGATCAATTATTAAATATTGATCTGAAGTAATGTCTCCATCTGGAACAAGCTCGATAGTTCCTAGATTGCTACCATCACCAGATGCTGTGCCCGCACCAATGATTTGAATTCCATCAAATGTTATGTCTCCAGTGTCTCCGCCACCATCAGATGTAAGAAAGGGGAGATTTTGCCAAAGACTGGTACCATTTCCTGCTTTTAATTTATTAAGAGTTGTGTCTAATCCAAGTTCTCCAATTTGAAGTGGAGTTGTAGAGCTATTCCACTGTTCTGTGGTTCCTCTTTTTGTTTTTATTACTACGCTCATGGAGTACCTCCATCAATAACACCAGAAGCTGGAACCTCAATAGACTCCACAGAAAATATTGCACCATCATATGTGTGTATATGTTCAAGTATTCCTGTTATTGCTCCACCGACTGGATTCCATACTGAACCGTCAAAATATCTAAGCTCTTCTTCAGAATTGTTATAATAAATATCGCCAATTCGTCCAGTGATTGGATCTGAGTCAAGTACTACTGCATGTAGAGGGACTAATCTTTTTACAGACATTTACTGCTCCCTTTATCCTACTATTACTACCGTGTATGCTCCAGAAGCAGGTGCGACTGTAAATCCTAAAGTTACAATCTCTGTGGATGTTCTAACAACATCGCACTCTACTGTATCAAAGGTGGCTGAATCGTATACTTGAACAGTAACATCCCTGGCACCTAAATTATGTGTAACTGGGATTTGTGTTAAAACTGCGTTTCCAACAGTTGTTGAGAATTTTCTTGTTATTGCATGGTAGTTTGTACCATTATTTGTAAGTGTCCAGCGATCATCTGATTCGTTCCAAAGAACTTCAACATCTGCGCCTTCGCCACGCTCTACACGGATACCAGCATCTGCTGTTGGTGTTCCAGTAAAGTCTGTATTAAGATTAATCTTATTATCAACAATATTTACCTGAGTGGTATTTACTGAGTTAATTGTTCCAGTTACATTAAGGTTTCCGCCAACATTTAAATTATTTGCAATTGTTACATCATCTGGAAGGCCAATTGTTACTGAAGTACCTTCTCCAGAAGTTGGGCTAACTGTCACTTCGTTATCTGTTCCAGTAATATTAGCTACATAATCACCTGTAGTTTGTGTTCCAAGGTTTACATTCTTGATAGATACTGCACCAGATGTTACGGTAAAGTCTTCAGTTTCAAAAGATGCAATACCTTTATTGGTAGTTGTTGCATCTTCTCCAGATACTGTAATTGATGTTCCAGTGTGTGTTACATCAAGTCCTTCTCCGCCAAGAATTGATAGGCCGTGTCCTGATGGTGTAAGTGCTCCAGAGTCAGTCGTAATTGTTTTAACAACTGTATCTTCTAAGTCTACGTGTCCATCTGTTGTGTCAAAGTCATCTGAGTTAAATGAGGCAATACCTTTATTAGATGTAGATGCATTTTCTCCAGAAATTGTTAGTGTGTCTCCAGTAAAAGATGTATCTATTCCTTCTCCGCCATTAATAATTAGCGTGTCAGTTAAAAGATCAATTGTAGCCTGAGTTGCATCTGCATTTATGTTTAATTGAGTTGCTACGCTTACTGTTCCTGCTGCAGTTAAACGACCTTGAGCATCAACTGTAAATGTTGGAATTTCAGTTGTAGAACCATATGAACCAGCTGTTACCGCTGTGTCGTCTAAATCAATAGTTGTGGTTCCTGTAGAATCAGTATATGTTGCAGTTAATCCTGTTCCACCTAATACCGATGAACCAATTATGTCTTGAATAACCTCTTCAGATCCATTCATTGGTACCCATGGACCGTTTGGTGAAGCTAGTCCATTGTAATAGTACATTACATTTTCTGCGTTGTTATAATAAATCTGTCCAGTTACAGGGGCTGATGGGGCTGAGCTTAATCCCTGAATTCTGGCGTTCTGAAGTTCATTCTTATTAAGATTGATATCAGTTACAAATAATCTTGCCATTTTCTATTTCTCCTTTAAGATAGGTAAGCTATCCCACCGAATGGTTGAGCCATTGTCAGTGTAATTTTGTTAATACTATTATAATCTATTCCTGTTTCTAATATGTCGCCAGCGCTATTTTTTACAGTCACATTTGGGTTATATCCCATATTATGGGTTATTTCAAGTGCCCAGTATGTTTGCTCATCTGTAACCTGACCAATTGAAAATGGATAGGTTAATGTGCTTGTGCTTAATAAATAGTTGGTGGCTCCAGCCCATGATGTTTCTTGTGGTTTTGGACCATAAAATCTTGTTGTAAGTTTATCGTAATAAAAATCTCCCTCAGTGCCAAGGTTGTCTGCTGGGACACCGTTTCCATTGAGGATAGATTTACCTCTAGGACCTTGGGTTCCTGGGGAACCAATTACTACCTTATTTATATTTTCGGTTACAATTACTGTTTCTGACATTATATTGTTACCGATCTACTTAATGTTAAAAATCCTTCAATAAGTTTTGTCTTATTTAAATTAGAATCTGTAATCATTAAGTCATATGAAGATTTTGGATAAAACAACTTGTTTGTTTGGGTTGGGGTCATTTTGCATGTTAATTTACCATTGGGGGCATCTATTATAATTCCACCATTTGGTGACGTTAAGCTAAATGCAAGTTTTGATCCACCCTTAGTGTCTCTAACCTGTAGTTTTGCTGTTGCGCCATCTAGATCAATGGGATTACCCTCACTGTCCTTATATTCTACAATAAAAGAGAAAGTGGTATTTTGATCTACTTCAAAATTTTTCTGTCCTGCCATTTGCAAAATCTCCTAAAATAGGAAAACTCCTATGCCTATTTTAGCACAGGAGCCGTCCTAATTGATTTTAAGAATTACTTCTTTGTAAAGCCGAAAGATGGCTCGTTGGTATTAAGTGCTTTAAGAATAACTGGCAAGCAAGCCGCTATTCCACCCTTGATCAAATCTGATGGGTCAGTATTGCCAGTCATGTAAAGAGCAATGGCTGCACCCAAAAAATGACGACCATAACTTGCTAGCGCTGCTAGAATTTTTTCTTGCATTTCTACTAGTCCGTTTCTTTTAAGATCTTTTGTCATGTAGATCCTCCTATTTCTAGGCATTGCGCCCAGGAATTTTGGGTGTTACCCCAATCTTTATTATATACCTATTATGCAGAAATGTCTACAAGTTCGCAGTTGCCGTCTGAACTGCATGCCAGGGTGGCATTTGTAGATGTTCCATCTTCTGTTTCATAAAAAGATAAATCTTCCCATCTAATAGATTCTGGCATTTTATTTAATAGTTCTTCATACTCTTCTTTTGAAACTTCTTGGTATGGGGCTTGCTTATATGAGTGATCTGAATGAGGCAAAAATGATATTCCAGAAACTTCGTCAAAATTCTTGTATACCCAAGCTCCTACGTCCATCCATTCATCTTCTTTTACTGAAACTGTAATAGAAGGCTTGTGTTCACACCATGCACGTTGGTAAACTAGCCAAATATTTAAATGCTCAATTGCTGTTAAATCATTTCTAACTACAGCACCTTCTGGAGCTTTTACTGGAAATGAAAATACATAAGTATCATTTGGCTTCATAACATCATCTTCTACTGGGATTCCAACTTCTTTTAAGAATGTGGATATTGGATCACCTTTTGAACCACGAACTGTACGAATGTAATATGGAGAATGCCATGCATGCATTCCTGAAGATACTCCAACTAATTGAGATACTGTACCAGAAGGCTTTACGCATGTAATAGCTGCAGACTCTGGAATACCAATCTTTCCCGCTTCTTTTTTATTTGTCTCTCTAGCCTTTTCTCTGAGAGTCATCAAGAATGCTTCTAGGGATACTAGGTCTTCTTTTCCAGACATAAACTTATGTCCGAATTGACCAGTAAGAGAAACTCCAAGTAATCTTTCTTCCTCTGTATTGTCTTTCCAAATTTTTCGAAGATACTTAAAGTCTGTTAGGGTTGCTTGCCATGTTCCAAGAATAGTGGCTAGATCTACTTTCCTTTCAATATCTTTCTTTGTATCGTTTTCACGTAGTACGACTTCTGAAAGATTACAAAACTGATAAGGACGGAGAATAATTTCCGAACAAGGGTTGGTTCCATAATGTATTTCAGGATCCCTGCGTCCATACTTTGCTGCTTGCTTTTGTGCTGCTGCAACATTGTATATTCCACGCTCTCCAGATTTTGAGTCATAAAGCGATTTCCATTCTGCAATAAATTGCTCCATCTCTGGCTTGCGAGAATACGCAACAGAGTTGTTGGAAAGGGCACGTTGTGGATTGTGTTCCCACCAATTACCAGTTTTTGCTTGTGCCATTTCAATATCATTAATATTAGAAAGAGAAATTAATGCAGACCTTCTAACTCCGCCAACTACTACAATCTCTCCAATCTTGCACATAATGTCATGTGCCTCAATTGGTTTAAATGATCGACCTGCCGCTGTTTTAAATTTTGCAATTGTAAAATCAAATAGGTTTACTAAAGGTTGTGGTCCTGATGATCTTCCACCCATAGTCTTAAGTCTTGCACCTGCTGGACGAAGCTTGCTTACGTCAATTGAAGGAATTTGGCCAGACCAAAGAAGTGCAAGTAGTTCACGAAATGCTTTTGCCCAACCAGACTTAGAATCCTCAACAACAATAACGGTTGTAGACTTTTCAAAAGATTCTGGGATGGAAGGAAGTTTGTTAACGTATTTATATTCAACAGAGAATCCTACTCCAGTGCCACACATAAGTATATACATTGTCTCGTCAAATGATCTTGGTGAATCTACTGGGATAAACGAGCAGTTATATCCTGCTACATGATCTCTATCTAAAGCGGCACCTGCTGTCATTACAGAACGCATTGATGGCATAACATCACGATTATAAACTGCTTCTTTTAATTCTTCTACTAATTTTAAATCTGGAATATAGTTGTTATTATTTTTTAAATGCTCTAACATGTAGTCAAAGTATCTATCTACAGTTTCCCCCCATGTTTCACGACGATTATCTTCTGGAATCCATCGTGCATATCTTGACAATGCAATAAAATTTTCATAAGGGTTTTTAATAGTTCTTGACATAATACACTCTTTCTACGACGTAGTCGTTTGATTTAATTTTTAGTAAGATACCAATTCTACCAAACTTTTATTAAAGTGTGAAGAGGTTATGAAAACTTTTTAAATATGTGACTAAATGCATTATTGGTCAACTGAACCCAATTATATTCTTCATGTATTTTAGTTGACTGGGTATAGTAATAATTAGAATAAGCTTTAAAGTTAACTGCTGCATCAACCATTTGATCAACTAAATGTTC